CCATCGGTTTCAATTCTGAAGGGCTTAAAATCTTTAGTACTTCCCAATATATTAATATTGTTTTTTGTGGCAGGTACAGAAACAGAAGCCCGCGAATAATCGCCCTGAATTTCACCTTCTATATTGTTAACTCTTTTAGTAACATTTAAGGGTAAATCTTCAGCTTTGAAAAGGTCAATTTCTGAATTATCAATAAATAATTTTGTATAATTATTCATATATGAAAGGCTTTTAATATTGTTTTATATATCCATTCTGCGCACAAATCCCGCCCGCCTTCAGTTAATAAAATTTCTTTGCATTCTTTTTTGTTATCCATAAAGAAACATTCAAAAAGTACGGCCGGCATAATTGTTTTTTTTATTACTGTAAAATTTGCCCGCTTAATTCCCCGCCATTTATAACCATGAAAAATATTGTTATATTCTTCTTCAGCAGCAAAAGCAATTTTTTGACTTTTTACAGAAGCATTTTCTGAAATAAAAATTTCTGAACCTGTGCCGCCGCCGGCGTTCGCATGAATAGAAACAAAAAAAGAATCTTTTATTTTGTTCGCCCGCTTTACTCTTTCATTTAAAGAAATATCTATTTCTTCAGGGTTGATGTCTACATATTTGATACCTTCAAAAAAAAGCTTTTCTTTTATTCGTGCTTTTACAGCCCTGTTAAATTCCCCTTCAAAAAGTTGAGAGCCGCCGCCCCATACAGGGCTTCTTTTTCCAGGTGTCTGATATGCCCCTGAAATTATACCGCCATGCCCTGAATCTAAAATAACAGTTTCAAAACCCATAAATTTATATTCTTTGTATTATTAAATCATTCGCTAAAGCTGCTGTAATTTCGTACCGTATAAAGCCGCTTTCTGTTGTTGTGTCCTGTACAGTATCTTCAATAATTACCGGTATAAATTGGCCGTTTATTTCAGCATAAACTTTAGTACTTGTTAACAGTTCAGATAAAAAAGCCGCCTGTTGATTATTCAAAAATTTGCTTTTCAGTTTATAGCTTTCAGAAGCTTTTGAATTTGTTTTAAAATTGCCTATGTCTGTTATTAAGTCAGGAACCAAAGCCCCGCTTTCATAAGATAGCGCCTTTTGTGATCTGCTTGATTTGGTAGTTATACTCAATGCTTTTTCTGAATCAAAGGTATATGAATCTAAGCCGCCCAACATATTCAACCAATGAAGCCGAAGCGCCCGCCTTTCACAATTACCGGCCTTTAATTTATATACTGAAAATTCTGTATATGAAGTAAATATATAAACAGGGCCGGCCAAAGTTAAAAGATTTCCAAAGTCAATCTGATAATAAGCAATGTTTGAAAGTGCAAAATTTGGGGCCTGTACATAGGTATAATTTTGAAGCTGATTAAACCCGCTGTTTATTGAATATTGTACAGCGCCTGAAGTTTTACCAAATTCAAAATAACCTGTACTAATTGCAGCAAAAGAAGAATCTATTAAAATAACTCTAAAACAGTTTATTTCTGAAGGCCTTAAAGTGTTTTGTATTAAAGATAAAAAAGAATAATCTTCTTTTGTTACTTCTTTTATACCTAAGCTTTTAGTTAAATATTTCCCTTCAGCTAAACCTGGATAGTTTCCTATATAATCATATAAAAATTTATTTTCACTATGTTTTTTTGAAGCTGAAAATATATTGTAATCTGCTGAAGTGTCAGATAAAAGTGGTATATCTTCAATAATCCCTGTGCTACTTATTCTTTCATAATTTACAACTATGTTATAAGTAGCAAAAGAATCTGTATTTAGTTGAACGCCTGCGGGGCTATCATTATTCAATAAAGAAGGCGCTGCCGCTTCAGGGCTTAAAGAATCCTGCACATATTTTTGTATATCTACATCAAATAAATATGAAAAGTTAGGCGGCGTAAAAGGGCTTAAAAAGTTATCAAAACTTTTATATCTAACTGAAGCTATTAAAGCCCCGTTTTTATATATTCTTACAACAGCATTTTCTACCGGTGTTAGCGGGTCTGAATCAATTAAAAGCCGAAATTTTACAGGCCTATAAGCCGGAAGTTCTGAAAATGAAGGCGCTAAAATTATCATAATTAATATATTTTTTTGTACTCAATGTTCCAGGCTGTTATAAAATCTTTATCTAAATTTTCAGAAGAAAAACAAGCTTTAGAAATTTCTGAAAATATTATTTTCTTTTCTTCTGTTGCTGCTTCAAATTCTTCTTTTCTGTCTGTTGGTATTGTTAAAGTTAAATAGTATTTTAATTCAGCAGTAACAGAAACAACAGCAGCCCCTGAAGATTCAAATTTTTCATTTTGTTCTGTTGTGATTTTATCAGCTTCTTTTAAAGTTGTTTTGTATTTTATCATTTTTTAAATTTTTCTTTTATAAACTGTTTTATAATTTCCTGAAGTGTAACTGTATAATAATCTGAAATAATACTTTCAATCTGTTTTGAATCTGCTGTTAAAACGTTATCAATAAAGCCCGTTTTTTTTGTCAGCGGATACCCTTTTTTTTTCTGTTTTGTCGCAATTGCAAAAGCTATATTTTTCGCACGCTTCTTATCAGCCCCAAATTTTAAAACAGCAAATTTAATCAGCCCTTCTATATATTTTGAAGTGCCGCCCCTGTAAGGTGGTACAGGTGTAAAAGGTATATTTTCCGGCTTTATTCCATCGTTCAAACTTCGGCCGTATATCAGCATTAAAAATTCAATAGTAACTTTTTCACCTTCCTTTTTTACTTTCGTTTCGAAGCTTTTAGCAAGTGCGCCGGTTAATTTGTGGCCCTGCCTTATTAGTTCTTTTGATAGTTGCATAAAGATAAAAGCGCCTAACATATCAGAAAGATTTTTTATATTATCGTTTGTGTCCATTCGGGGCCGTTCATTACTTCTAAAATTTCAAAATGATTAATTTCATGATACTGCGACAAAAAAGGATAATTATTATCATCACCTTTATGTAATTTTATTACAATTTGACTGCTGTCTAAACTGTATCTTTGAGTATTTAAGCTACCAACAGAAACAGAAATAATTTCTGTTAAATTTGAATCTGAAGCGCTTATTATAAAATACCTATTTTCCATTTTATTAATTTACTGTATCTGTTGAAATATCCAAAATTCCCATATTTTGAGAAGAATAAGAAGTTGAAAGGCCGGTTTCATCCGGGTAATGTCTATTAATAAAGCCCCATATTGAGCCTTCTCCCATTTTGCAAAAGAATATTAAATTATTATCTTTTAAATTTGTTGTACATTCTGCTTGCAATTGTGTTAATTCAATATTATATATTTTCACTTCATCAATAAGGCCGGAAAAATAGCGGCCGTTTGTTGTATTTGCGCCAATTTTCAAAACTTCTAAATTGTTGTTTATTGAACCTATTAAGTTATCAGAAATAACTGTATTAAGTTGTAAAATACCATCAACATAAATTTTTACACCGGCGGCTGTTGCTGTATTATCATTAGTTATTGTAATATGCTGCCATACGGCGGAAACAATAACGGCGGGGGTTTTTAAATCTATACGGTTTGTATCATTAGTCATTAGAACTCGAATTTCGCCCGCCGCTGTTAATCTTACAAAATAACCTTTGGCAGCTGTTGGCGAATATGCTGCAAATTTATTTACAATGTCACCTTCTTGTAAAATGTCAGGCTTTATATAAAAATCAAATGTAAATTTTTGAGTAGCTTCTAATTCATAAACAGCCAAATTTTCTTTTGTTATTATATAGCTGTTTACGCCATCTAATGGCGTAGAAAATTCTGAACCTACATAACAACAGATAACACCTTTTTTGTAATTTTCCAAATCTTCATAAGGAAAGCAGCCGGCACCAGGTAAAGAAAGTAAATCAATTTTGTGTATTTCTTCAGTACATTCTGAAAAGTGCGCTATTGTAAAAGACACTTCAAAAGTTATAAGCCTATCATTAAATAAATTGCTTTTAGGTTCAAAGCGCGGAACGGTACGAATAAAGCCCGCTTTATAATATTGTAATACTTCAGATAAATTACTAATAAAATCTTCAGCAATTTGTTTTAAATCGGCCCATTGTTCAATAAGATTATCAGTTTTAATTTCCCCTGAATTATTATAATTTTGCAGATCATCAAAATACAAATTTACTGCTATATCTTGTTTAAATCCTAAATAGTTCAATTCTTCCGAAGGCTGAAAAAAATCAGGTACGTCGAAATGCAAAGCAGGAAACAAGCGGCCCGTTTGAACCCCTTTATCAAAATTGTTATCAATATTTTTATTGATGTCAGACCGCCACCCAAAATGATAAAATTTTAAGCGGCTGTCAGCCTGTACCATCAGATTAAAAATATTGCTTATTTCTGTTATTGTAGTATTCATTTTTTTAATATTTCATTTTGCATTTTTACAATTGCATTTTCAGCACTCAAAAACAAAAAGGCTTCGTATAAATCAGCTTCTTCAGCAGCTTGAAAGCTTGTTTTTCCTGCTATGTCAAAAAGTTTACTTTCAGCAATTCTTTTTATTATCAAATACCAACCGTAAGTTTTTTCAATTGCCTTTCCTGCTTTTGTGCTATTTCCTGAAGCATTGAATAAATCAGCAAATTGTTCTTTAATTCTACGTTTAGCCTGAGCAAAAAAAAAGCGCTGTTTATAACTTTATCCATAGAAAGACCTTTAAAAAGCTTCTTTCTTAATTCGTGCCTGTTCTTATCATAGCTGTATTTTTCGCCTTCAGGCCTGCAAAGAACAACCATCACGTCCAACATAGAAAGCCATTCCCCGCCTTCGACTTCAGAAAAATTTTCCTGAAATTGTGAAGCTTCAGCAAATTCTGAAACCGTTGAACCTTCCATATTTTCAGCCGGTAAAATGTACCTTTTGCCTTTAATCTCAAAGCCGGTAAAGGTATCATCATTTTGCATATTTGCAAGGTCTATTTCTATTGTAAAAAAAGCGCTTTCAAGCTGTTCTATATTCATGCTTTCTTTGATTTCTTCAGCAGGAAGGCCGCACCAAAAGCCAACAGACAAAGCAAAAAATTTATAGCAAATCAGTTTATCTTTATCTGTATAACTGTTCCAGGTTTCAGCTAAATTTTCAGCTTCAAAAAGTTCTTTTAATATTTCCGGAGTCTTTGGTGCTATATCAGAAAGATAATTTAAAAACTTTTCAAAAGTTATATTTTCCCAACCTTTTGGGCTGCTGTACTTTTTACCGTTTAATTCAAAAGATACCATTATATAACTTCTTTTTTGGTGCTGTTATCAGCTATTAAATTTCTGTTTTTATCAGCTTTCAGAGTTTTTAAATACTTATCAATCTGTTTCTTTTCAATCCATAATACAGCCGAAATTTCAGCCGCTGCCATACCTTCAAAATATAGCTTTTTTATAGCTGCTTTCTTTTCTTTGTTTAGATATTTATTAAATTTCGGGCCTTTCTTTTCTTCTTCTGTTGCCGGTAAAAGTTCAGGCGCTTCTTTTTCCTGAAGTTTAAAAGGGTTGTTTTTCGGCGGCTGTTGCTGTTGTTTTGTGCGGGGCTTCCTGTAGCCTAAACGGTGTAAAACCTTTTTTTGTATATGTAAATATTGCTGTAAATCTTTCAATTCATAAGCGCAGCCGCTAAAATTTTCAATTTCTTTTTCTGTGTCCTGTACTATTTTAAGCTGTTTTTCTTTTAATGTCATTTTGTTGTTTGTTCATTCTGTTTATAAAATATAAGGGTTTGAATTTTCAATTAAATATTCAAAAATAGGATAACATAAAACATCAATTTTATCATCATGCTTTGAATTTGGGAAGCCTTCAGCCTGCAAAATAAAGCTATCTATGTAATTACCTTCAATCAGCTTTACTCTTCCTGATCTTAAAAAAGGCTCTATGCTTTCAACCCTGTTAAATTTTCCCAATCTGACAAAGTCGTTATTTATGCCGGTGCAATTATAGCCCTTATTTAAAAGCAAATCTTCAAAAGCATATCCGGAAGCTTTTAACTCTATATGAATTAAACTATTTTTATTTATGCCGTTCTGTATACTGAAGCTTTCAAAGAACTTTATAAAATCAGATAACTTTTTACGTACGCCGGTTATACTACGAATGTACAAAATTTTATCCGTTTTATCAAAATAGCATATACAAAGCGCTGTTTCATCATTCTGCTTTTTTTCAGTCCAGGCCCCATCAATAAAACAAGTCCATGCAACAGAATTAATATTAAAAGGAAGCTGATTTTTTTTAATAATAGGAAACCAAGCGCCCCGTATCATATCGCCGCCTGCGGCTGTTGGTCGCTGCTGATAAAGACCGCTGAAGGTGCGGGGCTGCTTTGCCTGTATTTCTTTTAACCGCTCTAAGCTGTGAAGTGCAGGAAACAAAGCGCCGCCAATTTTACGAATATCTTCAGGGTTTTTATTATCTTCTTTGATAGCAGGTAAAGTTATCACCTTCCATTTGCCGCCTGTTTCTGTTGTGCCGTCTCTTAAAATTAAGCGGCCGGCAAGATCATCTTCATGCCGGCGGGTAATTGTAAAAGCCACCTTTGAATCATTATGTAAGCGGGCTTCTAATTCATCAGTGTACCAATCAAATACTCTATTTCTATATGTTTGGCTGTTGGCTTCAGCTACATTTTTTATAACATCGTCCATAAATGCAAGCTTTGCAGGGTTGCCGGCAATACCGCCCTGTACACCCACCGCCTTCAGGAAACCGCGACCGCCTACAATTTCAAATTCTTCTGAATTTTTGACATAAGAGCCGGCAGCATTCGATACTACATTTTTTGAATTTAGCTTTGTTCCAGGAAAGACAGAAGCGTATTTTTGTGATTCGATTATTCTTTGAATCTTTCTGTTTTGTTTCTTTGCTTGAGTGCTGTTATACATTACTAAAATGCTTTGATAGTCTATATTTTGACCAAAAGCCCATGCCGGCAGGTATTCAGTTAACATAGTACTTTTTTGGTGCTGCGGCGGCATGAAAAGCATTAAAAACGGGTGTTTATCAGTTTGCAGCCATTCCTGAAGAACTTTGCAAATGTATTTGTGGTGCCAATTAAAAGAAAATTCCGGCGGGCTTAAATAAGTAAGAAAAGTAAAAAAACAGGTGCGGGCTGTTCTTACTTCTCTTTCAATCAATAATTCTAAATACTGACTTTTATTTATTGTCTTTTCTGCTTTCAAAGCGTTTAATTTGTTCGTTTAATTCTGCATCAGTTAAAGCTTCTTTGTCAATTTTTAAAGTTGTTTCATGCTTATCTTTGTAGTTGTGATTATTCTTTAAATCAAATATAGCGCCTGCTGTTGAATAATCCCCCGAAAGAAGCCCTTCTATCTTGCTTTGCTGTATATATAAGCGTGCTTTTTTTATAGCGTGTAAATATGGCTTTTGGTTTTTGTCTGTATAACTTGCATAATCTATAAGGCTTTTGCGTTCCACAAAGCCCAAAGCTAAACAAAGACCTTCAATAGTTAAAGGCCTTCCGGCTGCTTCATAACTATCAAAATATTCTTTAATTTTTGCTTCAAATTCTTCGATGGTTTCAATTAATTTTTTGCCTGACATAGTATTTATTTTTTGCTTTCTTTGTGGGCCTTAATACAAAGATCAATAAAACGGCCTGTTTCAATTCCTATCTTAATTGCTTGTATAGTTATCTGTTCAGCTGTTCCTGAAGATAGCCCTTTTACTTTCTGCTTCACGCCTGCTATAATTGCCGCTGTATATTCTTCTGAATCTTTGCCGGCGTTCCATTCTTCCGGTATATGTTTAAGGCTTTGCACTATCTTAGGAATTTTTAAAGCGTTATCCCAAAGCGCCAAAGCTTCAGCAAAAGAAAGCTTTTTATCTTCCAGGTCTTTCGCTATTTCAACGCCCAATTCCACGCCCCATTCAAGCGCAAATTTTAAATATTCTGTTTTTTGTTTGCTCATTATTCTAATTTTTAAAGTTATAAAAAAGGCGGGCTATTAGTCACAAATCAAAAATTTTTATCCCGTAAGTTAATAAAAGTTAAGATTAATTAAACCCGCCTTTATGTCTAAATATACGATTTTTTAAGCAGATAAACAAAAGCAGCGCCTGAAGCAAAATAATAAAATTCAATTTTCTAAGCTTTGAGTTTAAAAATAAATGAATAAAATATTAATATAATGCCACTTATAAGCTTCAGGCTGCTTTGTTCATAGTTCGTTTTCAGGTAGTGTATTATTAAATTTTGATTGTAGTATTTCAGCCCGGGCTGTTGTTTCAGCCTGTTCTGTTTTTGTGATCTTAAGAAAAGAAAGCATTTTTTTTGTGCTTTTATCAAATTCAGATATAATATTTTTCAAAAGTTCGTTTTCTTCTTTTAAAAGTTTTATCTGTTTTTTATACTGTTTTTCTTTCATTTTCAAATTTTTGAAGCTTTTCAATAAATATCTGTACTTCAGTAATTATTTCCAAATACCTTACTAAATCATCTGACCAGTCAAACATATCTTTACACCAATCTAATTTGCAGTATAAAATTTCTGTATATTTCCAATCTTCAAAGTTTTCTGAATGTTCATACAATTCAGATATGATTTTATTTAGTTCTTCTTTCATAATAATAAATCTTTACAGGCAGATATAAATAAATTTACTTCATTATTTTCGCTGTTTCCTTCTTCAATTTCTGACATCATTAAAGAATAAAAGCTTTGTACTTCTTCAGTATGTTCAGGGTGATTTTTTATAAAATCTTTGGCAAAATTTAAAGCTGTTTCCATAGTCATAATTCTGTTTCAATAAACAGCGGCCAAAATTCAGCGGCCGCCGGTTCAATGTTAAAATAATAAAAATCAATTGCATCTGTTCTGCTCATATCATCACAAAGAATTTCAATAATTGCATCAAAAGAATATACTAAAACTTTCCTTTGATAAGTGCCAATTATGGCAGCATCAAAGCCCGTTAAAATTACCGCTTTTTCATTGTAAATAGCAATTTCTTCTTTTATGCTTTCGTTCATTTTATAGATGTTTTAATATATAAGCAATTACTGAAACAGTCCAACCATTCCCCAACATTTTATAAATCTGACTATCAGAAACGCCTGAAGATAATATTTTTTCTGTTTCTGCTTCCGGTATTGTTTGAAGCCGGCAACATTCCAGGGGTGTCAATCTTCTTATTCGTGTATTTTCGTACCTATAAAATTCGGGCTGTACTATTGTTAAGCAATTGCTTTTATCTTTCATTTTTCGGCCCCGCCTTGTTTTACTGTTTGGGTGTAACATATCAAAGCAATCGCCGTTTTCTATTTCAGTATAACCTTTTTTTGTGGCTTCCGGTATTATTAAGCTTCCAGGTTTTTTTGAAAATTCTTCTGTGATAAAATCACCAACCCAATTACTTAAAGAATTTTTTGAACACAAACAAAGTGCTTTTTCTTTTCCGTTTAATTGTGTAAATTTCTTCTTTAATCTTACAGGGTTAAAAGAATAATTTTTATTTAACTGATTAATAAAATACTTTTCAGCTGCTGTTTCTTCTAAAATATCTTTCAACAAAATACCTTTATCAGCAGGCTGTTTAATTCCTATCTGTTCAATTCCAAAAAGGTTATTTTTATTTGTGCCGATATTAGTCCAATAAAGCCGCCTTCTGTTCTGTGCAGAAAGTAAAGCTGAATTTATTTCTATAGGGTCTATTCCACAAAAACGGCTTATTACTGCCTGATGTTCTTTTGACATTTTTACATTTTCTAATAAAAATTTTACATTTGGATTTAGCTTTCGGGCTTCTTTTAAGATACGGATAAATTCAAAAAATAGTTTGCTTCTTTCATCTTCAAAATTCAATTGTTTACCTGCAAAGCTGAAGCCCTGACAGGGTGAACCTGCCACCAATAAATCTATTTTTCCTATATCTGAAACCTTTACAGTTTTTACACAACCTAAATTTTTAGCTTCAGGAAACAGCAGGCTGCTGATTTTATTTGCATATTTATCTATTTCTGAGCAGTAAAGTTCTGCTTCTATGTTCAGACTTTTCAAAGCCATACCTATGCAGTTCATACCGTTAAAAAGGCTTAATACTTTTAACTTTTTCATTTGTCGAACTTTTCCAGGTTGTAAAAATCTATTATTTCCTTTAATTTTTGGCTGTAACATTTACCTTTTGTGCAGCTTGTAGCGTAAACTGTGCCGCCTTCAGAAACATATTTTTTAGAATCTTTTGTATTATCAGCCCCGCATAAAGCGGTTAAAAACTTGTTTAAATTTGGCCGGCCTTTTATCCTTTTGGCATATCTTAAAAGAATATAGCTGTGCGCTCTAATACAAAACCATTGATTTTTATAATTTCTAAATTTATTTTTTGGGCCATCATCAAAGGCACAAACAAAAGGGTTTTTTTCATTTATGCCAATAAACATTTTTTGTCCTTCTTTCGGTTTCCTGAATTTGTGACCATATATATTATTAGCAGTTTTTGAAAGCTTTGAAGTGTTAAATTGGCTTTCTATTATTGCCTGTGCTATATACAAAGAAGCAGGAATATTTTTAAATTTCGGGTTTTTTACTTCCTTCTGTACTTCAGCCCCGAAGTACTTAATGAATTGTTTTATGTAGTTTTGTTTCCACTTTTTAAAACAGGCTTTTTCTGTTTTGTTCAGGCCTTTACCTTTCCATTCGTTACGACTTAACCAATTGCGGCCGACCGGAAGCCCGCACTTATAGCGTTCTGTTATTGGTGCTTTGTCAGTACGGCCGGCAAATATAGCAGGCTGTTTTGGTTCAATTGGTTTTGTGATCTTTACAGCAGGCGGCAAAGGTGCGGGCTGTTTTGAAGAAGTTAAAAATATTAAAATTAAAGCGGCGGCGGCATAAAGCCAAATATTAAAATTTTTCATTTTGTTGTGTTGTTGTGTTAAAAAAAATTAAGTATATACAAATATAATATAACTTTTACTAAATATAGTAATATTTCTACTGTTGTTTTATTCTTCTATTTTTATAGTCCAGGTTATACCAAAGTAATCTAATAATTTAACCTGAAGCTTCAGGCTGATAGGTTCCCCCTTCAGCAGTCTTTCAAGGTTCCGGCTTCCAATTGGCAAAGCGCAGCTTCCCCGCCGCTTAATCATTCCGACTGTAAGGCCGCTATATTCCAAATATTGACGGCATAGAAGCCGTATTTTTTTCTCTGCGGATGTTTGTATAAGATTCATATAACTTTCGTTATTTGCCGTATTTTCGGATTCTGTTAATATGTCTTTTAGATATTCGTTTTTCATTGTTGTATATCTTTTAAATATTTTTCTATTAATTCATGTATGAAAATATATTCCCCTTTTTTGTTTTTTATCTCTAATGTAGGGGAAATATTATTTTTTATTAAAAATTCATCAATTGTCATAATTTTTATTTTTTTAGTTATTAATATTTTCTTTCACTTTCTACAAAACGAATGTTTTCAACCGCTACCAAATAACAAAGGTCTTTTTTTGATAGTTCTAATTTTCTTAAATTTGGGGCTTCTGAAAAACTTTTTAGTATTTTATTACAAAAAGTTAATATTTGTTTTTGAGTATAATCTACCTTAGTGTCTTGTATTAAATATAATTCATTTAATATTTCTTTATAATTTTCGTTTTTCAATGCTTTTGATAAATTCATGATGTTGTGTTTTTTAAGTTGTTTAATATTTGTTGTTTGTTGATAATGTAAATATACAACAAACTTTTTAAATTGCGTACATTTTTACGCAAGTTTATTTGCTTTTTTTGCAATCTTTTTCATAACTCGCTGATAATCAGTAAAACTTTTTTTATCTTTTTTTTACTTTTTTTGAAAATTGTTGTTTTTTGGTGTTTTTTTGGTAGGTTTTTACAATTCAGCTAATAATTCAAAGAATTTATAAATCATATACACCAAAGCAGAAACAACAGCGACCAGGGCCGCCGGAAAATATCCGTATTTATTTTTATACTCTTTCATAACTAATATTAAAGCTTTTGTTTTGTGGGTCAATTTCGATATTAAACAGAATTGATAATTTTGTTAAATGTACAAATACATTCTTAACTGTAAATTTTGCCGGCTGCTGTTTTGTTCTGTACTTCTTCTTCAGGGCCTGCTGTATATTTTCTTTTACTGTCTTTTCTACTCTTTCAGCTTCGGCCGGCTTCAGGTTATACTGTTCTTTTATTTGTTCGTAAATGTTCATAAGTGCTTTTTTATAGCTTTTAACCGGTTGCAACCGGTTGCAACCGGTGGGAAATTAATTTATAATTCTATTTTTAAATATTTAATTAAACCTTCTTTTATAATATCAAAAACACCAAAGCAGCCGCCTTTTGTTTTATATCTAAGATATTCTTTTTTTAACTTATCAGAGATAAAAGGCATACAACAAGCATCTAAATACCACCTTGTAAAATTTCTTTTATTGCGAAAATCACATCTTTGCTGTAAATCATAAAATTTAAATATATCAGAAGGGTATAAAAAATTTTGAAGCTGTTCAATAGTTCCTTTTTCCTGTATAAAAAATAGATATAAAGCTATATCAATATTATTTTCATTTTCAGATAAAAGCAGCTGTTTTATTTTTTCAGTCATAATATTATACTTTTAATAATTAACAGCCTGCTATATTCAGCAATTACCGCCGCTTCAAAATTTTCGTTTTTCTGTTGGGTGTTCAAATCTTTTAAAATACTTC